AGCATCGTCCATCCAAACAGATGGAACATGAGTCATCTTAGTTACGATACCTTTACCAAAAGATGCAGTCATTGTCTCGAATGAAGAACCAGTGTATGTTGTATGCCACACGACACCGATCTTTGCAGTTTTAATTTTCTTTGCTAGTTCACTAGCCAATGGAACTGCGTAAACGATAGTGTTCGGATGGAATGTAAGATACTTCTCACCATTGATTGCTTGCGTTTTAATATCTGCTGATGTGAACATCAAGTCACCTTGATATACGCCAGACTTAATACCAAGTTTCTTAAACTCAGTCAAAGCAATCTTGAGTTTCACTGCCAGATCACCATCGGTATCAGCATCAATCTCTGCTGCTGTTTTATATACTTTAGGATTTTTATTGAAGACACCCTTCTTAGCGACAAAGAACTTTTTATCGCGTGGGTCAATACCAGCAAACACAGCAGGAGCGCCATCCCACTTTACAGTTGCTGTTACTTTTTTAGTAGATGTACCTGCCAACATATCACGCAGGTCTTTAAGGAACTTAATTGCTTTGGTGACGCCAGCTGAACCTTCATTGAATACGAGATCTTCGATGTGCTCCATGTGCACGTTCTTCTCTTCTGCAATGATAGTCTTCAACGTCTTCATATAACTATTATACCTGATTTTTGCATTAAAGTAAAGTAATAACCCTACGGTTTGTAAGGTTATTTAATGGTTTCTGTTATTAAGTTGCCGCGAGTCGCCATCAACTTGTACGGATATATTGCAACACGTGCTCCATCATAACGCTTTCCTTTATAACTGAACCCTCTACCAGCTCTAAAAGTCGCACCAAATACAGGTAAATAACCACTGACAAAATGACTTAAATCTCCAGATAAACTCATATGACTAGAGAAGCTGAGTTCAATATAAGAACCTTTGTTGCTGAACGTGGGTTTACCTTGACCGATCAATTGTGTATGCTGTACAGAAAATGCTTTACCATATCCTGGACCATAAATTGACATGTTGGCTAAATCTGCATCTTTGAATAACCCCATAACAGGATTTGGTAGCGCAGAACTGCTACCAATAACAGAAGCAACTCTACCTAAAAAATTTTGGACTAATGGATGATTGTATATCGCAGATCCTGCCTGCTCTGATAGACCTCCATACTGCTGGAATGCTTCTGGTCCACCTTCTTTTTTGTGGGATATGTAAATCGAGTCAGCTGCTGTTGGATTCTTTTTATCTTTGCATAAAATAATATCAGCTTTCGGATCGCCAATAACGCCAGCACTTCGTTTTATACTTGAATCTACTTTTATTGCGTATGATATATTCGTGTATGTTTTTGTATTTCCCTTTAAACGAATATCAATCACACCTCCAGCATCTTTAATATAACTGTTGATCGCATCTACAACTTCATCTTCATATTGTGTTCCATTACCACCTGTAGGTTTACGTATTGTATTTATTGGTATATAACCAGCTACATTTCCTATTTTAACAGCAGCAAGTTTCATACCATCTATCTCAAATAACTTCCTATCTGTAATTTTTATTTTAGTTCCAGCTAAAAATTCTTTCTTTCCAGGTTCAAGAGAAGTTCCTATCTTAGAGTATACCACTGTTTTTTTACTCTTTTCAATTTCGAACTCAGTTTCTTCGAACCGTTTATTTTCGGTAACATATTTAACAAAAGAAAGTCTACCGTCAGTTGCCTTACTCGCTAAATCAGCCATTGTATTCTCCGTTCAACAGATGATTTATTTATGCTTGCGTGACAGACGAACTTGTTTCTTATACTTGCGTTCCCATTTCATCACCTGCTGCATGATCTTTGGGATAGCGTGATTGTTTCGATAGTCGTAGTTGAAAGTGCGCAAGACATAATTCATGTTCTTTGAATCTGCCTTGGACTTGTTGGAGCGGGAGATTAAAACCTCTGTTGGAATGTTTGGTTTGTTGTTGCGGTAGTCAAAGAATATACAATGGGCATATGCTTGGATCTCATCAAACTCTGAGAGATATTTTCTCTCTTCATTCTTCCTTCTTTGCTTGACTGTTTTATATGGGAGAACATAACCTGACCATTCTCCATCTCTGCGATCAAACTGCATGAAGTGAATCAGCTCATGCATTTGAATCTGTATCAGTCTATATTTGAATTTGTCCCAGGTGATTTCTGTGAAGGGGAATCTATCGTAGTAATCCGTGTAGATATGGATGCCGATCTGACGTGGCTCTGGGTCATACTCGCCACCTATCCCGACGTAGGTTAGATAACACTTGGCTTTGGATTTCTCCTGGCGGAACTCAATCTTAGTTCGCCATTTCTTGAAGTAGTTGGTCAATCCCCTGGAATCGTTACGATACTTATCCAGGTCATTCCATACTTTTGCAGGAATGAACTTCGCTCTGAATGGACGCTCGTGAAAGTTGAGCATCTCTATCCAGTCGTAGTCTAGCGTTTCTAGGAATTTCATACAACTATTATACCCCGAAAACAATTAAAAGGCAATACCTACAATTATTTAGGGTCTACCCGTTTTCTGGTAGATTTTACAATGCGAAATTATCCGAAGAACTCGTCCAGCGTATTCTTTTGGCTAGACATATACGCTTCCTTCCATCTAATTTTTAATGCCTTTTTCTTCATACCTTTCCATGGACCACTGGTCTGTTCTTTATCGTAAACCTCAACAAAGTCGGGGAACTTCTCCGCGAGTATTTCTTGCCCTCTATTGTGGTTTTCAATAGTTCTATAAGTTTCGCATCCGCCTTTGGTGTTCGTGGCAGATGGGTTAACTCTGTAGTGGTTGAAGACGACATTCTGATAGCCAGTTGTCAACAGCTGTAATGTTACATAGAAATCCTCTGGCATTAGAACATACTGTTCTCCCCAGTCAATAGAGTCTGAGTCAAACTTTTCAGAATAAAAGACATTGGTATAAACACGGGTGTTAAATGAATGTGGCTTTTCCTGCGGTGGAGTATTGTGAGTGGAAAGTCCTCCATGAACATAACCCTCGTCCATAAAGTTCTCGATCTGCGTCAGCATATCATCAAACTCAGATTCTGTTGTGTTCTTTCCCTTTAGTTCAGAGTCAATAGTTACAAACTTCAGATCATCGTCCATAACAAAAATGCGTTTACCTTTCCAGTTTGCTCCTATATGTTTACGCGTAAGAGCAATACCTCTGGTACCAGAAGGTAGTTTCCAAACATTACAAGAAGTATACTTATTTTTCATGTAATCATATTCATGTTCCTGAACAACCAAGGTAACTATTTGATGGTGTTTTGCTGGAATGCTACTCAAAGTTATTTGATTGTCACAACGTCCAAGTGTCGGAATAATAATTTCAATGCTCATGCGAAAAACTCCTCAAGTGTAGTTTTGTCTGCTTCAGGGTGATACTTCATTAGTTCAGATTTGCCCAGCTTAGATTCGCAGTAGTTATACCACTCGTCACTTGTCCACATTCCCTGGGTAACACCATTCCAAAGTGGACGCCATTCTGGATGATCCTTGTTAAGTCTGCGCGATTCAACAAAGTCAAACCTAGTATCCTCATACTCTTTGCTTCCAAGTTCCAACATTTTCTCACGGAAGTAAACCACCAAACTAATCCTCTCGGCTATGTCATCATGACAAATGATCTCGGTGTTACCATGCATAACCTCATGGTTGTTGATTAGTAACAGATCACCTGGTCTAACATTCACCGCGACTCTGTACTCTGGCGCAACAAGATAAGCACCTGTATAGTTACCGTTGTTTGTAAGAGTTAACAGATTCGATAAGCCAGAGTTTAAATCACCAGCATCTCGATGGGCTGCTGTTCTGAATGTCTTGTTAACTGTCACAGTGGTGAATGGAGTTTCTGGTACCAGGTATCTAGAATCAATTTTACTGGCAGCTTCCATTTGATTGCCATATCTCCATGGCATCAGTTCCTTGAATCCATTAGCCAACGACTGAAGAAACGGATACGACATTTTAAACTTATCGAAGTTATCTCTGGTGTAAGATGTAGCTCTTCCGTATGGGATTCTTGGATAACGATCAAACCATCCAGCAATACCTGAGTTAACTGAATTCGCATAGGTAGTTTGGCAGATTAGTTTGTCTGCAATAAGCTCTGCAGATTTTTTAGCATCATCCTTACTCATTTTCCTGGCTTTTTCTACCCACGAATCAAACTCAAAATTTTCCTGCTTGACTCTTTCGATAGACCAAACTCGCGCACGATTAGAGACAACATCTTTCTTGTCTTTATACTTTTTCTTAATCTCTTCAACTGGATCTTCACCGAAAAGATTTTCTGATGGCTTTAGAAAATGATCTACAATGTCATACTGATACTCAGTTACCCATTCGCGATTACCAAGTTTGTCAGCACGTGGTCCAGCAGCAAGTCCACGATTCTGAGTTTCAGTTGCTGCTTCTCTTAGCCCAGCATAAGCTGCGTTCTGTTGTTCCTGCGTAAAGTAATTCTTACGAAACTTGAGGATTACTCTTTCTTCTGACAATGACTCTGCTTGCCCTGGGATGTGTGGCATGTATACATCTGCATCTTCTTCGATCAAAGTATCGTAATGACTCTCATCAAGAAACTGCCCAAGTAAATGTTCGCAATCAATTTTTTTATCAGCGACAATAACTTTCATCTTCTCTCCTTAAAACTTGAACCCACTAAAAGAATCCGTCTGCATTCTTTTACCGAAATCACTCTTATCAAATATTGGTTTATCAATTTCCTTCTGCCCAGAATCAGATAATCCAACTTGCGCAGAAGTCTCAACATCATAAAGTTTCATCTTAGAACGATCAACCCCAATAACGAATCTCTTGTAATAATTTGGATCACTGTATCGATTTTTCAACTGCTTAACAATAATCTGATTCAGCTGTTCCAACTCTTCATTACTCACCAAGGCAATCATAAAGTCAGCTGTGGCTGGAAGACCAAACGATTCAGAAGTATCTTCCAACCCTGGATCTGAGTTTGTGTAACCAGATCTGGTTGTCTGCGTAGCTGATATAATTGGAACATTATATTCAACTGCCAGACCACGCAACTCTTCAGCGATTGCCTTAATATATGTATATGAGTTTACATTCGCATTCATTTTCATACGCTGGCTGGCACAAATATTCAGATAGTCAATCATAATAATATCTGGTTTAAACTCCAGCTTCATCTTCAACTCTTCGAGCAAGGCACGGAAGTGTCCTGCATGAGCACTAGCAGTTGGATATTCTTTGACGATAAGTTTACCTTGCGTCTTGTTATTAATCTTATCAATCCTACTCTCAAAGATATCTCGGTCAACAACCTTCAACTCATCCATGGTCAGGTTCAAAAGATTCGCATCAATACGTTCAGCGATTCTTTCTTCAGCCATCTCCATAGTTATGTATAATACATTTTTGTTTGCTATCAATGTAGATGCTGCCACGTGACACATAAACAATGATTTACCAACACCAGTACCAGCCAAAACAATGTTCAATGTTTTCTTGCTCAATCCACCCTTAGTGATCTTGTTGAACATGTCAAGATCAAATGCAACCTTCTCTTCGACTTTGTGATAGAAGTCATATCGTTCTGGTGCATTAATTATGTAGTCGTGTCCTACATGGTTGTCGAATGATACCGCCAACGCATCTGAAAGAATAGATGGTATGGCGTCTTGAGTATGCGCTGGATCTTTACCGTCAATGATCTTGATCGAATCAAGAATGGCGTTGTAAACTGCTCTGTTCTTACAGAACTTCTCAGTATTCTGAATTAGCCACTCTTCATTCTCTTCAGCAGTGGTTAGTTGTTTGGCATACTCCAGCATCTCTGGGACTTCTTTGTCCGTGAATCCAGATAGGTTGCCAATCTCAATGGCTAGAATTTCTGGACTTGCTGGCTTGTTATACTGTTCAAAAAACTTAATTAATAAAGAAGCAATTGCTGCTTCTTTTCTATCTGCAAAATAAGACTTCTTTAAATGCGGTACGACCTTACGACAATATTCCTCATTGTTTATCAGATTCGACAGAATCGCTGTCTCTATTCTCATCAACTCCACCTGTGTAAGTTATACTATTTTCCGCAATTCCTTCATGAATTAAATCCTGAAGGATATCTCCAATGTACTGCTCAAATGGTTCTTTGTTACCTAAACCTTTACCGCCATAATCGAGAATCTCATACTCAAAATTCATCTTCAACGTATCATTCTCATTATCTTCTTCAAAATTAACAACACCATATGTGTACATTATACCTTCAAATGGACCTTCTGTCAACTTTATCGCATCAATACCTGCTTCTTTGTGATGCATTACAACATATGGTTTATACGTTTTCGCCATATTCTTCCTCGTCAATCTTGTCGAGTTCTTCTGCAATATCCTCATCCTTGAGAATCTCTCCAGAGGCAACTTGATACTTGTTCTTGACAAAGGTGATAAATGACTTCTGCTTTAGTATTGGCAACCAGAAATCTTTGTTGTCAGTTTCTTTGAGACGATACTTCTTGTCTTCAATACCGTCATCATCTACACGCGAATACCAACCATTGGATGGCTTAATAACATGCCCAGATTCGAGTGCAATATCAAGTAGACCAGACCAACGGCTAATGCCACCATCAAAAGAAACAGTAACAGGAATTTTTGATTTCTCTCTAACATATCTCGATTTCTCTACGTTGATTATAAAATTGTAACCTACCAACTCAGTTCCTTCTTTCTCTTGCTGACGACCAAGAATAAAGATGTTATCAGCTGAGTAATACGAACCAGTACCACCACCAACAATATCTTTCGGATACAATCCGATTTCTTTGTAGGTGTGATTGACCACGACCATAGGAATATCTTTTAGTGTTAGATGTGGTGTAACCATACGGAACAATGACTTTAATTGCTTGGCGCGAGACATATCAGCAACAGATTTACCATCCATGGCATCCTCAACCTCTTTCTTTGACGCAAGATTACCAATAGAATCAATCAGGATAATTACATGATCATCGCGCTCAATGCTGTTAAGCTGTTGCATAATATCAAACTTCAACTGTTCGATATCAGTGATTGGTGTATGAATAACTTTCTCACTGTCAATACCAAAAGAATCGAAGTACGACTGTGGCGTACCAAACTCTGAGTCATAAAACAAAACAACGCCATCAGAGTATTTGTCGAGATATGCTTTCGCCATCAACAAACTAAATGCAGTCTTGAAGTGTTTACTTGGACCAGCCCACATTGTTAATCCTGGAGTCAGTCCACCATCAAGACGACCAGACAATGCCACGTTAAGAACTGGAATCGTGGTTGGAATCATATCCTTCTTTGTAAAAAACTTAGACTGAGAAAGAATTGATGTGTCTTTGATGGTTGAATTTTTCTTAAGTTTTTCTAGTATGCTCATAGTATCCTCTTAGTTTATTTCAGTATTATACTACGTATCTGATTTAATGTAAAATTATTTTGGGTTATTCTTGTGATGTGGAACATCGAATACAAAAGTTACACGAACACAATCACCAAGATTTTCTGTTCCATGTGGAAGTTTATTATTAAACCAGAGTAAAGTTCCTGGCTCTACTACATATTCTTCATCGCCTA